CCAGCCGGTGGCTCCAGTCTGGAGGCGTGGGGCAAGCATCTTGGTCTGCACAAGGGCGATCACACCGACTTTACCAAGTTGTCGCCTGAGATGATTGCCTATTGCATTCAGGACGTGGCAATCACCGAGCAGATCTACAACAAGTTGTACCCGCTTGTTGATGCCTGTCCGCATGCCATGGCACTCGAGCATTCTACTGCAACCATCATTGGTAGGCAGATTGCCAACGGATTCGGCTTCAACACCCGTGATGCCGACTGTCTGATGGCTGATCTCAATCTCAAGATCACCGAAGTGACCGAGGAACTCCGCAAGGTGTTCCCACCCAAGGAGATCCCACTCAAGACCAAGATCAGGTACGTCGACTTCAACCCGGGTTCCCGCGATATGATCGCCGCGGCTTTCATGAAGAAGTACAAGTGGAAGCCTAGCGAGTTCACCGAGACCGGTAAGCCGAAGATCGATGAGTCTGTCCTCGATGACCTCCCCTATCCAGAGGCCAAGATCCTGTCTCAGTACTTCATGCTGGACAAGCGTAAGTCTCAGTTGGCTTCTTGGATCGAGGCTGCCCATAACGACCGCATCCACGGTTCGGTAAATACCAATGGTGCCGTCTCGGGTCGCATGACCCACAGCGGTCCCAACATGGCTCAGGTACCGCGTTGCGGCTCTCCGCTTGGGCATGAGTGTCGCGCCCTGTTCAAGCCGACACAGCCTGACTGGGTTCAGGTCGGTGCAGACGCCAGCGGACTCGAGTTGCGCATGTTTGCCCACTACCTCGCCGCCTTTGACGACGGAGCGTACGCCAAGGTCGTGTGCGAGGGAGACGTCCATACTCACAACCAGACCATGGCCGGCCTCAAGACCCGCGATCAGGCCAAGACCTTCATCTACGGTCTTCTGTACGGTGCCGGTGATGCCAAGGTAGGCAAGATCGTTGACGGCACCGTCGCTGACGGCGCTCGTCTCAAGAATCAGTTCAAGCGTCAAGTCCCCGCGTACGCCAAGTTACTCAATCAACTCGAGTACGTCACGGCACAACGGGGCTTCTTGCGCGGTCTCGACAGCCGCCCCCTTCCCGTCCGCTCGGCTCACAGTGCCCTTAACCTGTTGCTGCAGTCGGCCGGTGCGGTTGTCATGAAGCAAGCGCTGTACATCCTCGATAATGAACTTAACGGGCTGTATCCGGGTCGCTATGCGTTCATGGCCAATGTTCACGACGAGTGGCAGATCGAGTGCGATCCCAAGATTGCCGATGATGTTGGGCGTCTTGCCTGTCAGTCGATCACCGCCGCTGGTGCAATTCTCAATCTCAAGTGCCCGCTCAAGGGCGAATACAAGATCGGTAACAACTGGGCGGAGACACACTGATGGTGGATTACATTAATCACATGGGAGACGACGACACCGTATGCAATGCGGCTCGCGTCTCGATGGACAAGACCGCTGACATGTTCAGCGTCAACCAGAATGCCAAGTTGATCGCATACTTGGCCAAGCACAATCACTGGTCTCCGTTTGCCCACTGTACCCTGCAGTTGCGCTTCACGGCTCCAATCTTCGTTGCCCGTCAACTCGCCAAGCACCAGATTGGCTTCGCATGGAACGAGGTGTCTCGACGATATGTCGACTCGAAGCCGTCGTTCTGGCTTCCAGACTCCCGCGAGTTCCGCAAGCGAGCCGACAACGTCAAGCAGGGATCGTCAGACGAGATCCATCCGGATTCCGCCCGCTTTGCCCAGAAGTGGGAGGATCTTCATATGTACTCCGAAATGGTGTACAATGACATGATCTACAAGGGTGTCTGTCCTGAACAGGCTCGAGCCATCCTTCCCCAGACAATGATCACCCAGTGGATGTGGACTGGATCGCTGTACGCTTGGAGCCGCATGTTTAAGTTGCGCATTGATCCTCACGCTCAGCGCGAGGTTCAGTCCTACGCCCAACAGGTTGGAGACATTGCGACCAAGCACTTCCCTCTCTCTTGGAATGCCCTTACGGAGGTCTGATGCACGTAATTGGATTTGCAGGACTTGCCCGTGGTGGCAAGACGACGGCAGCGCAGTTCATGTACAAGTGGTGCATGGATCATGGTATGAATCCCATGCTGTATTCGTTCGCTCAGCCAATGAAGCGAGCAGCCAAGCGCATCGGTCTTGACAAAGACACCCAGCCTGAACTGTATCGCAAGACGCTGCAGCGGTGGGGCGAGTCCCGTCGCAATCCCGACTACAAGCCAGGCATTACTGGGCCTGACTACTGGGTCCACCGAGTTCTTCTAGAACTTGCCGAGATTCAGATTGACGAGCAGACCAATTATGCTCGCATGGATCGTTTCTCCTGGAATAACGAGTTCAGGGAGACTGTCATCATCTTTGACGACATGCGGTACATGAATGAACTTGAAATGGTCCAAGCCCTGAATGGAACGACCGTCTTTGTTGACGGAGCGCTCAGGCTCAATGATCTTGACGCCGATTGGCGCCGGCATGAGTCGGAGAAACTTGCAATGCTGTATACGTTTGGATCGATTCCAGACGAGATCTTTGACTTCTACGTCAAGAACGACAGGTCCGAGGAAGAGTTCAAGAAAATTGTCGAGGCCCTTGCTCCGGCTTGGATCGACGTGGAGACATTCTCATGAGTCAGTTTGACCGCATCGAGCAGAGTCAGATCGAAAAGATTGCCAAGAAGGTTGTTGCAGCCTCTGGTGGTGGTAGTAGTGGTACCGTAACTCAGGTTAATTCCGGTACGGGCCTGTCCGGAGGTCCTATTACTACCACTGGAACTCTAAATGTGTCCTTTGGTACTACCGGAACCACCGCATGTGTTGGTAACGACAGCCGTCTTAGCGATGCCCGTACTCCTACGGCACACACGCATCCCCAGACGGACGTCACAAATCTTGTAACTGATCTTGCTGGAAAAGCAGCCTCGGTACATACCCACTCCCAATCCGATGTAACCAATCTGGTTACCGACCTTGCGGGCAAGGCGGCGACCGCTCATACTCACTCAGCCGGTGATGTTACCTCGGGTGCGTTTAACATTGGGCGCATTCCAACAGGTACGACTTCTAGTACCGTATGTATTGGAAACGACAGTCGTCTTAGCGATGCCCGTACGCCACTTACCCATACCCATCCGCAAGCCGATATCACAAATCTTGTAACTGATCTCGCTGGAAAAGCAGCCACAGTTCACACCCATGCAGCCACGGATATTACTTCGGGAACGATAGCAACGGCCCGTCTTGGTTCTGGTACAGCCAATGCTACTACATTTCTGTGCGGTAATCAGACATGGGCTACTCCATCAGGAGGCAGCGGAAGCGTCACTATTGCTAAATCCATCTTGACAGCCACTCAGGCTAACAGCACCGTCACACCTGCTGTTCTAACTGGCTGTACTTTTACCCTGACACCGGGTCAAACAATGACGTTGGTAGCCAACCTGATCTTTACAGCAGCCGCAACCGCTACCGGTGGTGCTCTTGGGGTTAGAGTTGCTCAAGCAGCAACCGCAACGGCTAATGCAACAGGCTCTGCCGTTGCTTACGTCAATCTCAGCAGCGCTGCAGCGGCTACAGGTCTTTCTAGCGGTAACACGTTTAATGTCGCCGCTGGAGCGTCTTCATTCTTTGAAATACTCGGTACCGCAACTACTGCCGGTAATAACGCAGCCCGTATTGAAGCAATTGTCTGGAACCAAGCAAGTAACGTAAACACCACTGTTACGGTTGAATTTAGGTCTGAGGTGGCTGCATCAGCCGTAACCGCCCAGATTGGTTCTGGTGCCGTAGCGGTCATCGGTTGATTTACCCACCGAAATTGAGGAAACCCTCTACTGTAGAGATATACTAGATGACATCTAGAATAGACTTTATGGATCTAAAGGACCCCTTAAGTATCTCTTCTGGAGTACTAACGGGCTTTCGTGCGGTCCATCTGGGTCTTAAAATGGGCCCTCACTACCTGACTCTCCCAGAGGGGGAGGCATCATCTTGGCGACCCTATGAGGCTGCCCATAAGGTGATCACCCCATACATCCACTCTTCCTGGCATGTCGACCTGTCACTGGGTTCACCGTCGATGATCGCCATGCTGGGAGAGGGATGGGTAGTCGACAGCAGGTTGAGGTTGTTCCTTACCGAATGGCCCCACTACGGTGCCGACCATGGCCTGTGGTCATGGCGTCCACATCGTATCTCCTGTGTCGGGACCATCTCCATGATCCTGTCCTCCTGCAACATTCCGGTGACCGCCACCACGGCTCCCGGTCTTCACAGCCAACTGTCCCTCCTTGAGGGTCTGTACGGCATCGAAAGGGTCCAATGAAGGACATCCCCAACATCACCCCAGAACTGATCCTCTGGCTTCAGAAGACATTCATCCCTGTGACCGACACCCGTGGCATCGACCTCCGCGAGATTGACTTCAAGTCAGGTCAACACTCCGTGGTCGAGCACCTGAAGGCAATTCACGAAAGGCAGAAGCGCCATGGGACCGAGCACACCTAAAGCCAAGTCGGATGCACAGATCAAGACCGAAGCGCAACTCGAGGAAGAGCGCGTCAGGTTCGAAGGAGAGAAGCGTCAGTTCATCGAACGTGCCGGTGCCTACGAGGCCCTGACCCGTGATCGTCTCAGCGGCGAGCGGAGTTCATTCGAACAGGCCGACTTCATCCCAATGAACAACGCTGGGATCTACATCCCCCAGAAGTTCGACCCCACCTTCGATCCAACCAAATTCGCTGGTCAGGATCTCAGTTGGTTCCAGGCCCCCAATCTTGGTCTTGCGCCAATCCCGACCCTCAACATCCCGAGCATGACCAGCAACAACCCTGCAGATCAGGGCAAGTACTGGAGTCGCCAGTCTCGGAAGACCACCCCTCGAGGTAATTAATGAATCACTATAAAACACTTGGCAGCGTGTTCGCCAACATTGGAATAAGGTCAGCCAAGATCATTGCCGCGGGTGGTCATTTTATTCTGAAGATCAACAACAGATTTGCAGGTAAGTACAAGACCTACGCCGGGGCGCAGGAAATTCTTGACTCCATTGCTGGTCGTGGGGGTCCTAAGAATCAGGCCCTCGATGCAATCACGTGGACCAACGAAACCGCCGTAAAGAGAGCCACCGATCTGAATCGGCGTTTTGGTGTCATCAAGTACATCTCCAATCCCAGCGGAGCAGAACCGAATTGGGATGGTTGGTCCCCTAGCACGATTTCTTTCTACGTCGGTCAGCCGATTGTGGGAACTGGACAGGGTTGGCAGGGCGCCCGAGCGTTTGGTGCCAATATCAATCCTACTTCCGTTAACTTCAGTACTCAATGGAACGCCGACCCGACAAACCTCACTGGAGCGTTTGCCACCTCCCCGTGGCACAACATTCTGTACGAGCATCTTGTAGAGGATTACAGGTACGGAGTCCGTTCGTTTCTGCTTTACATGCCGTTTGGAGCGTATGGACCCACAACCGGAATTTGGCTTTGCTCGCCAATTCAGCAGGAAGATACGTTTACACAGCCAGCATCTGGAAACTACTGGCAGTCTCCTGCACGTTGGAAGGGTTTCTGGGAAGCCACCAAGCAATTGTTGGATGGAACCTTCCCGGCTCCAACCGCCGTTGATCCCGCGACCAGACCTCAGTTTACCGATCCTGTGGACATCACCATTTATTTCAATGGCTGCTGTTCATATAAGACCTATCGCGACGAACTGTTTGCCGTCTACAACGGAGCGGGTGGCGGAGCGGCTGGAGACGCAGCGGTAAAGTCCCTGCTCGATCGGTTCATTGCTCGCGTGGTTTCGATGAAGCCCGCGCCGAACAAGGGAATTCTGACCTGCATTTTCGATGTCTCCTCTCTTTCGGCGTCTCCTCACAACCTTAAACTGTGGCGTACGCTCGATGATCCTCCGGCCAACGGAGACCGGGCCGCTCAGTCCTACATCTCCGATTTCTGCGAACTTGCCGACTACTATGTTGCAACGGCAATTGAAAGTGCTGGTATTCAAGTTCGATGTGAGTCTCGAGCGGTGCCGTATTCAGACGAGGCTCAGGTAACTGATGAGCAGTCTCCGTTTGGAACCACCAGTCCCACCGCCGACCGTCCTCTTTATAACTATTGGGGACCCAGCGCTGGAGACGCCGCTTGGATGCTTACCGTTGAGCCGAGCCTAAATCCGGATCCCGCGTTTCCATTCATCTCGTCTCAGAATCTACCGCACACTGTTCTTCTGCAAGGATCTTTTCTTGCAAACGAAGACAAGGTAAGGTATGGATACCGAAGCAAGGTATTCAATGGAGCATCCGTCCGAGATCTATTCCTGAACCCATCTCCTGGTCACGCGACTGTCTACAGTCCCCACTACGCCATGCAGCATCTGTACATCATTGCCGATCTGCTGCAGGATACGTTTATGCGACGGGGCGACAAGACGAGAAAGTGGAAAGAGCGGAGAATCTTCAAGTCGATTGCCACATACTTTGTAGACACCTACGCACTATGTGGTCAGTTGATGCCCTTCAATCATTTTGCAGACGCCGTTCCAGGTCCCGCAAACAAGAACAGCACACAGGCTCGATACGTCTGGTACCATGGAAATGTTAATTTCATGCCAACAACGTGGAATCTTGCTACGTTTCAGGCAAACCCAGCAACGTACTCTTTGGGTTATTGGACGCCTGCCACTAAGGCATTCTTTGATGTCAACATCAGAGGATACGATGCAGGCGGTTCAGGACTAATCCTATTTAATTGGGAAGACTGGTTGGGCAACATCCACGCAACTTTGAACATGTCAGCAAAGCCGCCCGGAGCAACCGGTCCGGCACCTGTGTGGGGTACTGATGATTGGTATGTAAACTGCATTGATGCACAAATGAGGACCCCATAATGCAAGGTGAGATTCAAATTGAATTTGAGCGTCTTGACAGCCGTCGAAGCAACAAACTTCAGCGTGCTCAGGATTGTGCTCGCCTCACGGTTCCCGGTCTGTACCCTGAAGATGGGTTCACCGAGACCATGGAACTTCCGGATGTCTACAGCAGTCTTCCCGCCCGTGGCGTGATGGCTCTGGCATCCCGAATGGTCAGTGCCATCTATCCACTGAACCAAGCCCCCTTCTTCAACTTCGAACTCGATCAAGCCTTCGTCCCTCAGGGCGCGGACCCGACCGAGACCATGTCGCAGTTGTCCCGTCTTGACCGCAAGATCATGGACAAGTTGAGTTCGACCAATCTCCGTCAGGAGTTGTTCGTCCTCTTCCAGCACCTGATCATCTGCGGTGACGCTCTCTTCGAGATCGTCGACGAGTACCAGTTCCGCGTTCATCGCATCGATCAGTACGTCGTTCAGCGCTATCCCGATGGTCGCGTCAAGCGCATCATCCTGCGCGAGTGGGTCGATCCCGACGCCGTTCCCGAGGATTGGCCGAAGGACGTCGACATGGACGAGGAGTACGAGGGTACCGGTCCCACCGAGGATCACAAGCCCTTCTACACCGAGATCGAGTGGGATGAGGAGTCAGGCAAGTGGGAGGTCGAGAAGGAATACTGCGGCGTCATGGTCGACAGTGGTTCCTACGATGTCTGTCCCTATGTTCCCCAAGTGTGGTCTCGCATTGCCGGTGAGGACTACGGTCGCTCGCTGGTCGAGGAGCACATCGGAGACATCCGTACCCTCGAGGCCATCACCAAGGCCCTTGTCGAGGCGGCTGTCGCCAACTCCGAGTTCCGCATCGGTGTCGACCCCACGGGCATCACCGAGGTGTCGGACCTTCAGGATACCGAGAACGGAGACTTCGTCCCTGCCCGTCAGGCCGACGTCTTCCCGATCCAACTTCTCAAGCAGATCGATCTTGGGCCCATGGCCGCTCTCCGCAGCGACCTGACCCAGCAACTTGGTCGAACCTTCCTTCTTCAGTCGTCTGTTCAGCGTGCCGGTGACCGTGTCACCGCCACCGAGATCCGCGAGGTTGCTCAGGAACTTGACCAGACCCTTGGTGGAATCTTCAGCGGCCTCGCCCGCGACATCCAGATTCCGATCGTCAAGCGCGTCCTTGTCCTGATGGGACGAGACAAACTTGTTCCCAAGGAAATCATCAAGTTGATCGAAGGCGAAGGCCCACTGAACCTCAAGGTTCGCACCGGTCTCGAAGCCCTCAATCGCGAGGTCACCAACGGACAACTGTCCCAGTGGGCCGGTGTCGTTGGTCAGATGGAAGCCGTTCAGCCGTACATCGACTGGTACGGATGGGCCATCAAGTGGACGTCGTCGTTCGGCCTCGAGCCGGTCGGTCTCGTCAAGACTCCGCAGCAACTTCAGGAAGAGCAGCAGCAGCAGGCACAGCAGTCTATTCAGGCTATGGCCTCTGAGCAGATGATCAGCAGCATGGGCGCGATGGCTGAGACCGGAGCGTCGGCTGCAATGCAAGGACAACAGGCACAATGAGCGAAAACGAAACCCCCGAAGTGGATAGTGAACTGCAGCAGGTCGAGAACTTCGCCCGCAGCAATCCAAACAATCTTCCGCCGCAGTATGGCGGAGACCCTGACAAGTTCATCAAGTCTTGGAAGGACATGCGCGCCGAGATCACCCGCCTTCAACAGGCGGGCAAGAAGCAGGAAGCGCCTCCTCAGGCAGCCGAGGAACCGCCCCAGGCCAAGGCTCCCAACAACCTGACCATCCCCGAGAAGAAGGTAGAGACCAAGCCGACCGAGGACGAGTGGAACAACTGGGGTCAGGAGATCTCAGCCACCGGTGCCGTCTCTCCCGAGACCAAGGAAGCCATCCGCAGCAAGTTCGGTATTCCCGATCAGGTTGTGGACGCCTATGTCGATGGCATTCGTCTGAAGCAGCGCCAGTTGGCCGAGGAGGCCAGCAAGATCGTCGGAGGCACCGAGGAACTTCAGGCCACCATCCAGTGGGCTGCTGACAACCTCGATGAAGCCGAGCGCAATGCTGTCAACGCAGCACTGCGTCAGCCGGGCTGGCAGAACGTGATCCTTGGGCTCAAGGCGCGTCGGGCTGCAACCAACACCGAGCCCAAGACCCGCGTCAATGCCGTGTCTGGAGTTCCCGCTGGCATCAAGCCGTTTGCTTCTTCTAAGGAAATGGTTGCGGCAATGCGAGATCCCCGATACAAGTTCGACAGCGAGTATCAGGCACACGTACAGGATCGCGTCCGCGCATCAGGAGTACTCAAGAATGGTTGATAACATCAAGGCATTCGTCAAGGATCGTCCCCAGTTCATGTTCATGATTGCATTCACTGTGCTGTGTGCGGCTATCCTCGCACTGCTTCAGGGATGTAATCTTGCGTCGCTTGTCAGCGTCGACGTCCCTCCGGCCGTTCAGGTGGCTACCGCCATCCCGGTCGACAACGTCAACCTTGCCAACGTCGACATGGTTTGGGACGACTGGAAGGCCTACGTCGAGTCGAACACCAACAAGTTCGAGCGCGCCATCGGTGATGCCAATGAACGCTACGCCGTTCTTACTCAGGTCACCGACATCGGTCTTAAGACGCTCGAGGGTGAGGTCAGCGGCATTCCCGGTGGCACCATCTTGCTGTCCGGCCTATCGCTGCTGACTGGTCTCTTCCTCAAGCGCCCGGGCGAGGATGCCCGTGTCGCCAAGGAGAAGCGCGATAGTTACAACAAGGGTATCGAAATCGGTACCACCATTAAGCAGAACTGACGCACGGTTCGCCGTGCTGGCCTATCATCTAAGAAGGATCCCATCAATGGGTGTGCGGGTGTCGAATCCCGCTAGGCCTTTCCGAAGTTGAGACCGTCCGGACTCCACATGGTGTGGAATAATCCTTGTGACGACAATCAAAGCAGAGGAATAGAATCGAATGAACTAGATAGAGAACAAAAACAATGGCAACTACCAATCTGATCCGCTTTGGATCCAACCTTGCTAATGCAAGCCCGACCCCGTCCGACATGTGGCTTCCCGTCTACGGCGGCGAAGTCATCACCGCCTTCCAGGAGTACAATCAGTTCCTGGATAAGGTCAACTACAAGACTCTCACTAGCGGCACGACCATGAAGTTCCCCGCTACGTGGAAGATCGGCTCCGAGTACCATGAGGCCGGTACCGAACTCCTCGGCCTCGATGTCGAGACGAAGGAGTACTCGATCAGCCTCGACGATCGTCCGCTGGTCGCCCATTTCGAGGTCGATGACATCGACACCGCGATGTCGCACTTCGACGTCCGCAACGAACTTGCCACCGAGACCGGTCGCGAACTTGCTCGTCAGATGGACCGCAAGATTGCGTCTCTCCTGATTCTCGCTTCGCGTACTACCGCAGACGGTGGCGCCACTGCGCGTAACTCGTTCCCCGCCGGTGGTAACGTCCTTGTCGGTATCGAGACCGCCGCTGGTGTTCTCAACGGTTACGCTGACTTTAACGTCACTAGCGCTACTCCGTCTTCGTGGAATACTGAGAACAACGCGGCTGCTTTCATCGAGTACATGGGAGAAGTCTGTCAGGTCATGGACCAGAACGATGTTCCGGTCAATGATCGCTGTGCTATCATCAACGTCCCGCTGTACTACGCCCTCCGCAAGTTGGGTCTTCCGTTCAGCAACGGCACCGCTGCGCAGAATATGACCACCCAGGCTCTTTGGGGTCGTTCCGACACCGGTGCGGCTGGTCCTAAGATTCAGGACGGTCAGGGATACCAACTCCCGATCGACGTCCTTGGCGTTCCTGTGTACTGCTCGAACCACATCCCGTCGAGCAACATCACGACTGGTCCTGCTAAGTATCAGGGTGACTACAGTTTCTCGGGTGGCGTGATCTTCCAGAAGTCGGCCATCGCCGTGCTTCAGATGATGGGCGTCCAGAGCGAGAAGTTCCGCGATGTTCGTCGTCAGTCGGACTTCATGGTCTCGAAGATGCTGATGGGCGGAGGCGTTCTTCGTCCGTACTGCGCGTTCGAGGTTGCTGGTACGACCTAATAATCAGGGGGGCCCCGAAAGGGGCCCCTTCTTTAAAAGAAAGGGCTCTCATGCCTATCAACGGAAATGCCACTATCAATCCGTTTTCTACTGCCGCGGCTTTTGGTCCCGGTACGCGTGACTACGGGGATTCAAATTCGTATGTCTTTAAGGCCCTCGCCGCTAGCGGTGTCTGCACTCTTCCAAAGATCGAAAACTTTCCCGCGATCTTTTCTGTTGCTGGAACGGGCACCTCGCTTCAGCCGGTTGGTTTTGTGACTGTCACTGCGGCTGGTAACTTGATTGTCAGCGCAGCAACGGCCAACCTCTCCACCACTGCCGGCGCTAACGTTCTTGTTCCGGCTGTAGCCAGCAGCATCCTTACCCTGACTGCCAACAGCACGTGGACCGCGCGTGATATTGTCGTCACTCGAATTGGTTGAGGTAACACATGCCTATTGATCCCGCCAAAACCGTCAACCCTACGTCGACTATTGTAACGCCCACCGCAATTGGTAGGGCTGCCAACGCAAATAGCGACGACATCCAGACAACCATTTCTGCAAACGGAGTTGTTTCGTTTAACGTAGAAACTGAAGCCTATCCCGCTGCTTATGTTGTGTTTATCAACAACGCCGCGGCTCAGGTCTTTGGAATTGCCATTGCTTACTCGGCTTCCACGACTACTGTGGACGTTTATAGCGGTGTTAACCTGGTTAACAGCGGTGGTACTTCCACCTCAAATCAGGCCAAGGTTACCAAGTCTGGAACCACGATTTCCATTACGGCCAACGGTACGTTCGGTACTAATCAGGCCGTCAAGATCGTTCGTCTCTTCTGACCCTTCGGGGAATTCGCTCCCGGCCCCTCATGCTGAAAGGCGTGAGGGGCTTTTAACTTCAAGGAACACACATGGGCGCACTATCCAAACTCGATGCCGTCAATCGCATCCTTCGGGCGTCGGGAGAGTATCCCGTGTCCACCCTTGCCGTCACTGGCTCCAACGACGTCACCCTCGCCATCCAGACTCTGGACGAGGTTGCACTTCAGTGCCAGATGACGGGTCTTAACTGCAACACCGTCGAGAAGGAATACCTTCCCGACATCGACGGTCACATCTTCATTCCCGACGACACCCTTGCCATTGATACGGTCGGTACCGACTATGGACGCAATGTCGTTCAACGTGGTCGTACTCCCACCTATCTATTTGATGTCGACAACAACACCGACATCTTCACCGTAGGCACTCCTCTCAACGTCCGTATCACCGTCTCGCTGTCATTCGAGTCCCTTCCCACCGCCGAGCAGTTCGAGGTCGTGGATCAGGCGGCTCGCATGTACCAGATGGCTACCGTCGGAGAGATGGCTCAGGACAAACTCCTGCAGGAGATTGCATTCATGTCGCGTGCCAAGAGCCGCGCAGCCGACATGCGATCCCGTGACGTCAGTGCCTTTACCAGCAACACCAAGAGCACGTGGCCGAGCATCGGCGCACGCCGTCTACAAGGACCCTTCTGATGCTTCAGCGCATTGTCATTCCTGATCTCAACGGCGGTGTCAGCCGTCAGCCCGACGGCCAGCGTTTCCCGAATCAGGTCGAGGAAGCCGACAATGTCGTCATGCATCTCAGCCGTGGTATCGAAAAGCGCCCCGGTTCAACCATTGTCAACGACTTCCTGAACCTTACTGGTGGTATTGGCGTCCACTGGATTGAGCGGTCGGCTGCGGAACGATATTTCGTTCTGTTCCACAACGACGCCTCGACCCCCCTGCATATCCGCACACTGAGTGGAACGTCGTGCTCGATTACATACGATGTCGCTGATATTGTAGCCCTAAAAGCCTACCTTGCCACGACTCACACCAATCTCAAGGCAATCACGGTAGACGATACCACCATTGTAGTCAATACCTCAGTAACCACCGCATTCAGCGGTGCAGCGGCGTTGTCCTACACCTTTGGTGGCACGGATGTCGATAACTCCGCCAACGCCCATAACAAGGCGTCTTGGGAGGAATTTGATCTTCCCCCGACGGTTGCAGGTGAAAAGTGGTACGCTAGAGACGATGCCCTTGGGCATCCGTCCGGTTGGTATAATTCCATTTCTCTGTCGTCTCAGCCGTGGTATGAACGGGTTCGAACCCCGATGGTGAATTCCACCTACAATTCATCCACGATGCCTATTCGAATTGTGCAGACTGGAACAACCACGTTTGAAGTCAAGTTTTGTCCTTGGGTTTCCCGTCTTAGTGGAGACAGCCAGACCAATCCAGGTCCGTCGTTTATCGGTAAGAAGATTACGGACGTTTGCCTTCATCGTAACCGTTTGTGGTTCTCCGCAGGTGAAAATGTTGTTGGATCTGTTTCCGGAGACTTCTACAACTTCTGGCTTGATTCCTATGCCAGCGTTGTCGATTCCGATCCCATTGACATCAAGTTGTCGTCCAAGCAGGTGACCTCCATCCTGTGGATGGCTCCCTTCCAGCGCAGCATCGTCGTGTTCACCTCCAGTGGACAGCAGTACGAGATCCGTGCTCAGGAGGCCATGAGCCCGACCACTGTGTCGGTCATCCCCTCCACCACCTACACCTCGCCCAATGTTCGCCCCGCGGTCATTGGATCCCAGTTGTATTGGGCAGCGGACAAGGGACCGTGGTCCCAGATCTACGAGTACCTGACCGACGAAGCGGCAGCCCAGTCGGTGGCTATCGATGCTTCCGCACATGTCGACGGGTACATCCCGTCAGGTGTTTCGGAACTCAAGGCGTCGTCGTCCAACGACATGCTGTTTATCAGGTCCGAAAACACCCTGTTTGTCAACCACATGTTCTGGCAGGGCGATAAGAAACTTCAATCGTCTTGGTGTCGATGGACCTTCGATGATAGTCGCACCATCCTTGGTGTGCACGTCATTGATGACCACCTCCATCTTGTCAGCCGCATCACTCACAATTCCACCAACCGTATTCGCATAGACAAGATCGCCCTGCGTCATTCAGACGCTCTGCCTTCCTACTATCCTCGTATGGACTCGATCATTACCGCCACCGGTGGTACCTTCAATTCCACGACCAAGAGGACCACGTTCTCCGTGTCCTTCCTTGCGCCGGAACTTGATGAGATCATCCTTGGTCCCGATTGGGGCAACAAGGAGGGTGAACGCTATCCGATCCATACCCTTACACCGGGAACGACTACCACATTTGAAGTGGTTGGCAATCTCAGTGCTCACGACATCTTTGTGGGATGTAGTTACGACATGTTTGTCGAACTGTCCAAGCAGCATGTCAAGGATCAGAATGGCGTTCAGGCCGTTGGTGCGCTTCAGTTGAAGCAGTGCACCGTTCATCACCGCAATACGGGATACTTCACGTTCGTCGTAGATCCGCGAACGTCTCCAGCGAACAACCGCGTGTACAAGTACACCGGAAAGTCACTCGGAGCCATTGGATTCATTACCAACCAGAACACCCTCAGCGACAGAGACAGCCAGAACTTCAAGGTCATGGGCTCTAGCGGAAACGTCGACATCAGTCTTCAATCCGATAGTCCGGCCCCCGTCAACATCACGGGTCTTGAGTTCGTGGCCGACTTTGTCCTGAACAAGAGAAGCGCAGCGAGCACCTAATGGCTATTACACCAGCAGTCGCTGTTGCTATCAGCGCCGTATCCACGGCAGCATCTGTCGCGGCATCGGCGTCACAGAACAAGCAGCAGCGGCGTATTGCCGACTATCAAAACTCCCAGCAGAAGGCTGCGTACGAAAAGACCCTTGCTGTCTCTAAGGCACAGGGTGAGATCACCGCAGCCGAGAAGCGACGTCAGATTCAGAATCGTTACGACACCTACCGTGGTGCCATCGTCTCTTCCGCTGCAGAGCGTGGGGTCGCTGGAAGCCGTAGTACACTTGCTTTGACCAACAGCATTAGCGTACAGGCTGCTCGCGAGTCCGCCAAGGTTTCCCTCGAACAGAATCTTAATCAGCAGAATCTCGCCATCAGCGCCATGCCTCAGTGGCAGGTTGCTCAAACGTCCTCTCCCCTGTATGCAGGAATTCAGGGAGGCCTTCAGGGACTCAGCATGGGTATGTCCCTTCTTCAGGGACAGCAGGGTCTCGATCTAGCCAAGCAACAGGCGGCGCTCAATTCGCCTCGATAAGGAATTAACACATGCCACGTGAATACAGGACAGGCTCCGGTCCGGCGGCTCCTTCGCCGTCTGGCTTTGGCTCAGCCGATATCAATCTGCAGACGCCGCGGTTTGTCGCTCAGACTAACGTGGCGCAGCCAGAAAATCCCTTTGCGGTATTGCAGAAGGTCCTTGGCATCGGAGCCGACATCGGTTCCCAGATGCTGAAGATGCAGACCGCAGAACTTGAGGGCAAGATCAATCTTGATCGAGCAATTGAACTCAAGAAGGAACGAGCGGAACGGGAAGCAGATCGTGCGGAAGCCAAGCAGAAGCGCGAGGAAGATGAAGCAGCCAAGGCAAAGTTGGCTGACTACAACCTTCGTATTGCCAAGGCAACCACGGTTGAAGAGCAGCAAGCAATTCAGAAAGAGGCGCTTGGTAGCGTCACTCCTGAATCTGCGGCTATGGATAAATCCGTAGCAGCACAAGCGGCCCAGGCGTCTCAGTCGGAACAGCGACAGATCGAGTCAGCCGCCCGTCTTGCTGAAACCGAAGAAGACAAGAAGATCTTTGATTCCATAGACGCCATTAAGTCTCTTGCAGCCGGAGCAATCCAGACTGCTTATGAGAGCAACAGTCAAGATAGTCTCAAGGCACTCAGGGTTACTTACGCCAAGGCCGCGGAAGACGCTCCTGATGCCAAGACCGCAGCGGCTTATCAGTCACTGCGAAACGAAGCCAACAACCGTCTGGAAACCCTTCAAAATCGGGAAGAGGCGGAGAATCAGAAATCAGAGAATGCCGCAGCAACTCTTGCAGCCGCTTCGGTTAAGCAAACGTTGTCACGGTATCTTGATGGATTAATGGCTGACACCGAATACTTGGCCAATTCCTTGACAGGAGTTAGCGACAACGCAATTAGGCTGACTCTATTTGAGCGGGCTCGCGACAAACTTGTGGAAGAAAATCCCGACGTTACCGCAGCGCTTCTATTGGGTTCTCAAAAGGAACAGGATGCTGTAACCGCCCAGATTGATGCCATGATTACTCCGGCGGTAGACGCAATTACTCGAGCAAGAAACGTCGAAAACATTCGACGCGAGCAGGAAAGAAATCTTCTGTCTCTTGCTGAGCGTACCAAGCAGGAAGATGTCGATACTCTGTTTGATGAGATCGACAGTAGCGTTAAATGGACTTCAGATCAAAAAGTCCGAGCCTATAAGGAAACCACCGACGCTTACATCGATAACGGAAGCGATCTAACGGATAGGATGAACCGCGCTTGGAGACTAACGCAGACGGACAACCCTGCCGTAGCATCCCGTGCTGGTAAGCAACTTAACCAGATGATCATAGGCAAGACAAACGAACTTGCCCTTGAGCGCAGTCGAATCATCCAGAAGACTCCCGCCACTGGAGATGTGGCGGCAACCGGATGGAATACTGTTCACAACACTCTTGAGGAATTTCAAGACCATGTCCTTAGTACATTTGGTACTAACCGACAGGGTTTTGAATCCAGTCCCGCTCTTCAGCAGATTCTGGGACCGACGCTCGTCTCTATGACGAACCAGTACACCCAGGACAGCGAAAAGTTTGCCGCCCAGCAGCGTCGAGATGAGGCCGATGCCCGTCGCATGAGTCCTACTGGTCGCAAGACCATGAGTACTGAAACCGGTTGGAAGACTTCTCCTCTTGGTGCAGCGCTGGAAGATGGTTCTTATGTCAATCTGAAGGAAGCGGAACTGATTCCGATGCTCATTGATTCCTTGTCGGGATACAGTGATGTTGCGGTTCCTTCTGCCCTTGGAAAGGCTGTTCTAGAGGGTGTCGACAATCCGAAGAACTATCCGCTCATCAAGGCCTTTTGGACCGTGATGAACAGTGCCAAGGATCCAACGGTCAGAAACCAACTGCTTACCAATCCCAAATACAAGGATTCGTTCGCTATTGGTGCCGCTCTCAGGTACATGGATAGAAATAAGGAAATGTCTCCCGATGAAACCATCGGAATGATCACTGAGTTCACTGCAAATCGAAAGGCGTGGAGCGCTCCCAATATGGGAAGCGAAGAAGGTAAGAAGCGACTTAAGGACATCAATGAAGCCATCACACGGCTAAGTTCAGATGCGGCATTCGATAGTGGTTGGTTTACCGACTTTGGTCAGGTGTCTGCTTCTGAAGCGTTCGATAGTCGCTCCCCGTCGGAGCAATCAACTCTTCTTGAATATGCCGCTCTTGCTGCTTGCTATCCAAACGCATCGGATCAAGCCACGCTTATGCATGACATGATGAAGCAGGACGGCTACGGTTTCTATCGTTATACGCGAGATGGAACCCCCACTATCCGAATGTATCGAAACGTTCCAGGGTACAACGGGAATCTTCCTCTTCCTGATCCTGAAGCAATGGAAACCCCTGCCTGGGGTAAGTACATGGATCACCTCAAGCCAGCGGCTGCTCAGGCTTTGTCCACCATGCCGCAACTTGACAATACGGGAATGCCTCGTATCTACAAACCTGAAGAGATCCAAGCAGTTGAAATTGATCCATACGATCAGGATCTTCTTGAAGGTCATTCAGCCATCCGTGTCAAGGTAGCAAATCGTTGGATTCACATTCCAACTTCGAAGGTAAAGACCAACGCTCAGAATTTCTACGAGTTTACCACGACTGTTCTTCCCAATGTAGAGAAGAAGGAACAGGCCGAATCCATGCGTCGACTGGAAAAATTCGTAAAGTAACAACAGAAAGCAAATTCCATGAGTACTTTTAATTACAATCAGGCGTTTGAGTATGACAAGGAAAGTGGAATCTTCAATGCTCCTAGTCTCCTTAGCGGGGGACTCGGGGGTTCGTTTAATTTCGGTGCCATGGCCGAACGTGCCACCTATGCTGCCACCGCTGGTGGTGCAGGTCGGTTTGCATTCGGTGCCGCGGATACTCCGCAGCGCAATTTAGTTGACTGGAAGTATGGTTGGGATCCCAATATTGCGGATCGTCCTGACCCAAACTTTAATCGTGAAGCGGCCACCCACTTGTGGGAAAAGGTCCTTCCCCAAGAGATGACCGCAGCGGTCCTCTTCCGTGGTGGAGAGGAACTGAAGAAGGATCTGATTGAGAACTCCGTTTCTCAGGCTCATTTCCTTCAGCGAGTCAGCGAAATCGAAATCATTGCCCGAGCAGAGTTGGAAATCGATCGCTATGACGCCGAGTCCAACTTCCTGACCTACGGGTTCAACAAGACGTTCTCTGCGATCGTCAACTACATCGCATCGGATCCCACCACCGCGGTGTCGTTTGTCGCCACCGGTGGTATGGCTACGGCAGCCCGAGCAGGATCTCTTGCATCGGCCGCTGCAGCCGCGGGTACCAATGTATCTCGCGGCATGTCCATCGGTGCTCGCATCTCCAGCCTTGCCACCAACTACGGCAAGACGTATAAGGCCGCCACTTACCTGTGGGACGGTATGGATGGAGCATCGTCTGCCTATTCGTCTTTCAAGCAGATGAATGACGACGGTCTTCGCATCTATGGCAAGACCTACGAGGCCGATACCAATTGGACTGACGATGTTGCGTTCGGTACCATGCTTGGTCTGGGCTTCTCCGTTGGTGGAGATCTGCTCAACCGAGCCGGTAACAAGGCTAATAACGCCGTCTCCGGTCTGTCTCCTATCGAGAACATGGCAGCCAATAGTGCCGAAGGTACTCTTGGTACCGCCATTGATCAAGTCGCTCTGAGTGCATGGCGCTCCTCCAAGAGTCGTCTTGAACGCAGCCTCGACACCATTACCGGTCCCGATACCGAACTTCGTCGTGTCCTTATGGATGACGAAGCCCGTACCAATGCCCACTGGGGCACCCGTGAGGACATGGACGATCTGTCGGATTGGATTGAAACCAACCGTCCTGACGCTGCTGAACTTAATCAGTACGTCTCCGATCGTCTTACCGCTGCCCAGCGTACCCAGGAGCAGGTGGCGGCTTGGACCGGAGAGGTCGAGACCTACGTCCTCAATGGAGGCGATCAGGCTCACTTCTTCCGCAAGAAGGCCATGGATCTCCTTCGTTCTCACATGGGCGATGACTTTGCACAGTACAGGTTCATCGTGGACTATCTCGAGGGGGCTAGCGGGGATGCTCGTCTTGTCGCTGAGTGGATGGCACGTGGTGACAAGGACCGTGTTGTCCGCGTTGCCAACGCCATTAATGCCAACAAGCGCATCAGCGTCCTAGAGGATAAGGCTGTCAATGCGGCTCTCAAGCAGATCAGCGATCGTGGCTACGCCGCGGCTACTGATGAAGCCGTTCAGGCAATGAACCGCGTCAACGACAACATTACCCAAGGTCGTTTCCAGGGTGGTGTCGACATCCTCAACGAGATGCATACCGAAGCGGCTACCCGCACTGGTAACATGATTGCATCCGTCGATGGAGCAATCAATCAACTTAACGACGCCTTTGTGCGTCTTAACGACGAGGGCTTTGAGCGTCTTGATCACTTCAAGGAAATGATCAACGCCCTCAAGAAGGTCAGGGATGCCGCTCAGGCGTCGGCACGTCGTGGTGAAGCCACCCGTGCTCGCACCATGCGAGCCCTTGATCCAGATGCGGATAATGCCACCGTGCTTACCGCAGCGACCGATATCATCGATGACAATCCAGCGATGACAACGGCTCTGTCCGACGCCGTCGATGAACTGAACGAAGCGACTCGGTTGTTCAGGGAACGTGATGCCGCTCTTGCGGAGACTCTTGACGAAGTCCGTAAGACCCGTCGAGAGATCTTGGCTAAGGGTGGATCCGATGCTCTTAATCGAACCATGGAGGAATCTGGTACCTTCCCGCTGTGGAAGGTGTCTCTCTCCCAGTCCGGTTTCAACGCCGTTCGTCGTGGCGCCATTCAGCAGACTCAGGCCGCCAATCGCTGGAAGGTCGAGTTTGTCGACAGGTTCCTGGGATCCAAGTCGGCAGATACTCATCTGACGGCCGGTACCAATCCATTGCGTCCTGTCTACAAGGCTAGGACTCCGATTCAGCGCATGACTGTGGCTGAGCAGGAAGCGGCTCTATCGGCGGAACTTGCCAAGGTTGCCCCGGAAATCGAGGCCATCAGGGCAGGAGCCAAGGATCTTCCACTCGATCAGAAGATCACCAACCTGCGTGGTGGTCTTACTCAGATGACGGACAACCTTCCTAAACTCAAGGAAGCAGCGGAGAAGGCCAAGGCTGGTGGAGCAGGTCGCAAGGTTCAGGAAGCCTACAAGGATGCCATCGCCAAGCGCGAGCGCGCCATCAAGCGTACCCAGAATCTGATCGACCGTCTTGACAAGCAACTTAACGGTCAGGTCGATGTCCTGAACAGGGATGTCGTTCCTACCGCCATCATTACCGCCGACACCGTTCGTGCAGAACGTGCTGCTGTCAAGATTGCAGCAAATAACACTGCAGCCAAGAAACTTAACGAACTTAAGCCAGAGGAGTTCGCCACCAAGAAGGGTCGCAATATTAGGAACAAGGCTCGCAGGGCAGCGTCGGAAGTCGGTAACAACACCGAATATTCCGTCCTGCGTCGCGAGACGGAACTGATTGATGCGGAACTTGCAGCCAAGCAGGCCGAACGAGATGCACTTAGGGCCGCTAAGGCCACTGATGCTGATCCTCGTTTGGTTGATGCCCTGGATGAGATTACCTATCTTGAGAAGCGTCGTACCAAGATTGCTAGTGAGATGAACACCATCGAGGGTCGCCCCGCGATGATTCGTCGTAGCCACGAACTTGGTTCGGCTGCCCCCAAGGTAGAGAACGTGATGGAGATCTCCCGTCTCAGGGCTCAGATTGCCGTCGCCGTTAGGCGTGGTGAGAATGAGTTTGCCGAGGAGTTGAATCGTCGTCTGTACAACCTGTACGGCGATGCTACCCAACTTCCGCGGTGGACTGCCCTTGAGGACTTCTTTATTGCACGACAGATGGACACTCTTGACGGTAGGCCCGTCGAGGACATTCTGTCGGCAACGATGGACGGACGTAACATCCGATTCTCGGTTGCCTCTCGCGAGGCTGAGGATATCGCTGTTCAGGTCGGTGTCGATGACGTGATTGGAGATCTTCCGACTCGTCCTGACATGCCGTCCATGAAGGGCGTTCGTGTTGCCACCGAAAACACCAAGAAGGCCGCCAAGGACATGCGCGACCAGCAGATGCTGGAAGCGGCCATGGAGTCCGATCCCGCTACGGCGGAGGCTCGCAGTGCTTCCAAGGCTAGGACCGTGTCGTACGTCAACAGTGCGGTTACGGATCCGACCGTCTCCGTTCCGTCCGCTCCTACGGCAACGTCGGGAGCGTCCGGATCTAAGCCAGCCTCCCCTGGTGGTAAGGGAACCAAGGCCCCGACCAAGGAAGAGGTCAAAGCAAACGAGAGGGCAGAGAAGCAGAAGCGCATTCTCGAGAAACTTTCGTCTAAGAGCAATCCTGGAGAGCGACTGGTCATTACCAATGAAATCCTGATGAGAATGGGACAGGTTCCCATCCTTCGGGGTCTTGGTCGTGCAATCTTTAGTCTTCAGACCGCCGGTACTGGTTTTGCCGATATCCACAACTCTGCCCGTGTTCTTGACATGATGGTGACGGCGTTCAACATGCTTGATCGTCCTGAAGCGCTTGTCAAGTCGCTTGGCTTTAACGACGGTGCTGTTCGTACGATGCAGAACTTCCGCGATCGCGGTCGTCTTGCCGTCAATGAACTTACCTCGGCCGAAGTCAGGGCAAGGAATGCCGGTCATTATCGTGGTCGACCTGATGAGGATCAACTCCTTCAGGATGCTCTTGATAGTGGAGATACTACGGGACTTAATGCCGGTATGCTGGAGATGTACCAGATCATGCGTCGTCATTACGACGAGGCGGGTCAGCGTCTGGCTGTTAGCCACGGCGCAGGAACGGTGCGTCCCAACTACCGTCCCCGTGAACCCAACAGCGGAGCCATCATGGCTCGCATGAACGAGGCTCAGGGCAACTTCCGAGATGCCTATGCGCATCGTATCATGACTTCTGGAGAACCCATTCCGGATACCGTCGCAGACGCCATCGGTGTTCCACGTGGAACAGCGTACAACGTCCTGTCGGTTGCCGATCAGAATGCATTCCGTCCTGCCATTGAGGAATACGCCAACCAGATGGCTGTCCACACTATTAGTCGCCTTACCTCGGGTGTTACCGAGGCTGGCGTCGGATATCGAGTGGCTACCTCTCGAGCCGATAGTGCAGCCGCCCGTACGCTCGAGGATGCCGTCTATCGGGATCCCCGAGTGCGTCAGTACTACATCGGTTCTCCCGTTCAGGAGCACAAACTGTACATGGAGATCAGGTCTCCCCAGATCCTGTTCGATGCACAGTTGACGGAAATGCTTGGAGAACGTGCTAATTTCGACGAAGTTATCGATGCCCTCAGGTCTCACGCTAATACGATTCTGGACAGCCAGGTCAAGCGTGAATACGAACAGGGAGTCGATCTTCTCGAACAGAAGTGGCACTACAATACCGGTCGAGCCCAGTACAACAATACGAAGTTCTTCGATCCTGCGTTCCGTGTCAGTACGGGCGTGGTTCGTGGATCGTTCGGTGCCTTCTGGGGAATGGCTGGCATTGCAACGGAGATGAACAGGGCAGTTACCGCCTCTCGTCTATATGGAGGTGGTATGCGTGGTATCTTTGATCTCATGCATGCCATTCGTCACTCCAACGACCTTGCGGCAATGGAAGACATTGCCCACGCCACGGATCAGTATAGTTCGCTTGCTCATTCCTCGTTTGGCTCCAGTGTCGGTACTACCATGGCACAGCGATTCATCGCCCCGTGGGAACGTGTCTGGCACACCATGACGGGTCGTGAGGTCATTACCAACGGCGGCACTCCAATGGGCCGTGGTACTAGTACTGTCGTTGCAGCCGCCGAAGCATACGGTGAAACCGGTATGCGTCTTGGTGGAATGCAGTGGGCTTCAGGTGTCGCTCGATTGGTCGCTGACCGTCAGGCCAAGCGCTTTGTCACCCGCAACATTGACAACATGGAACGTCTTGCCACCGCTCTTGAGCGTATCGGAGCGGTTGCCGAGAATACTCCTCAGGCTCGAGCCGCGTTTAAGAATGCAGCAGCGGAAGCGGGTCTCCCGTACGACGTTGCACTTCAAATGAACCACTCGGGACTTCTGACTCCCAACGCCATCCGGAATCTTCGGAATGGTCTTGCCGGTCAGGAGGAATGTTGGAGCATGGGTATGATGCGTGGGCGAGTCGATGACCAGACAATGTCTTCCGTCATGGACTATCTCACGGCAGCCCACAACTTCCACGTTCCCACCGCCAGTCTTGCCTCCTCCGTCGAGTCCCGTAGCGTCTGGCACAAACTGGTGTACAACCTCACGTCGTACAGTCGTGCGTTCGCTCTCAACGTCGCATATCGGACTGCAACCAACGGAAGTTATGCAACCATGCTTTCAACCATTGCTGCTGTCATGATTGGTGAGAACATCTATCAGGCAACCCGTGAGACGATCACCGGAAAGAAGACTGTAGAGGATCTCGAGCAGGAGTGGGAGGACAATCCTTCCGCATTCTTCGTGTCGCGGGCTGTCAAGTCTCCGTGGCTTGGAGCCCATAACTCGTCTGCTCTATCGGTCATCGATCAGATTGCTGGTGGATCCGCCGGAGCAAACATGCGAGGAAACAGTGCTCTTGCTCCGATCATGCAGAGTTTTGGACAGGTAAACAAGTTGATCTTCTCCGATGAGAAGACAGGCGAACGAGACCTGAAGTTCTTGAACACCCACACCCCACTCTTTAACACCTGGTACTCTCAGTTGATTACCGGTGGACTGGAATAACTACCAATGGCATTCTCTTATGTAGAGTATGTCGGTACCGTCGGCGGCACCACCGGCCCGTTCTCATACGGGTCGGTGGCGCTGCTGGACGCCGACACGGAGTCCATCTCCACTCAGATCAAGGTGTACAAGAACGGTACACTTCTCACAATCACCACAGACTACACACTCGACACCATCAACGATGAGGTCGACACCGTGTCTAATGTCTTCGATACCGATACCCTGCGTATCGTTCGAGAGACCAAGGGCGATGCTCGGTACGTCGATTACGTCGACTCGACCAACATCACCTCCGAACTTCTGGATCTTGACAGCAACCAGTTGTTCTTCCTAGTTCAGGAGGCCATCGACCTCCAGACCGATGCCATGACTATTGGCACCGACGGAGCATGGGCCGGACGTGGACGCAAGATCGGCAACATTGCCGCTGGCGTCAACGGTACCGATGCCGTGACCGTCAACCAACTTCAGGCAGCCGTCACCGGAGCCCTTCCAGCCTCCCTCAGTGGAATCGGTACGCTGGTTCACAACGGTGATGGTGCAACGACTCTGTTTGCCCTTCCGTCCGCGATCTCGGGGATCACGGACCCGTCGGATGTCGAGGTATACATCAATGGTCTACGTCAGCGACCCGGTACTCACTACACCCTCAGCGGCACAAACGTCTCGATCACCCCAGCACCCGTTGCGGCTGATCGCATTCTGCTGGCTTACCCAGAGGGCGCAGTCTCCGCCGTACTGACCACCAACACGGTCACCACGACGGCCCTGCAGGACAATGCAGTCACCGTCGCCAAGATTGCCGAGGGCACCAACGGTCAGGTCATCGCCACTGTGGCTGGAAACACCGCATGGACGACTCCTACCGCCTCGCTCATTACCAATTTCGACACCCAGGTTAGGACCAGCCGTCTCGATCAGATGGCCGCTCCTACCGCTTCGGTGTCGATGAACAGCCAGCGCATCACCAGTCTTGCCACTCCGACGTCGGGCACCGATGCGGCTACCAAGACCTATGTGGATGACATTCGTACTCTGACCGTAATGAACACGCTGGCCGCCATGACCGGGTCCGTGACCTCGGTTAACTTCAGTGCCACCTGTGGATTCCTTGCCGGTCAGTTCACTTTGATGGTTCCGATTGTTCAGGGCGCTTCGTCTCATTTCTTTAGTGTGGTCGGTGTTATCACCGGTTCGTCAACCACCAACGCTCCGTCCAATCCGATTCGCGTTCTGGTT